TATCACCTCTAACAAAAACATAGGAAGGTGACAAATGGGCAAACCCCGAAAAATCGTGGAAAAACAACATTCCACAGACCTGATGATGCTAAATGTGGCATCATCCCTTGTCAGGGATTTCCAGACTGATCTCAACGATTTGGACTTTTGCAGTGATCTTCAGCGTTATCATACGACTGGAGACGTTGCCCAAATCCGAGGATCAGAAGCTGCGGTGGTTGACGGGATGGCTGTGCCTCTTTACAAAAGGGCCTACCAGATCGCATCACTTATGAAAAGGTATAGATTCAGTGATGATATCTATAGCGATCAAGAGTTAGCGGATAAAGCCATACTTGGCTTTCGCGATACTCAAGATCGACTCCGGCTTATTGACCTTAACAAAATGAGTTTGCAATCTCAGATTGTTTTGGATCTTGCCGCGAGTTACATCGCCAAGGTATTAGGCGAGTACACCGATGAAGAACATCGGAACCTTAGCAGATTTGGAAGAAAGGCATCGGTAGGAGTTCCTGCTCGTAAGGCTTGTTTAGCTGAACGGTGGGAGCTACCTATTTCCGGTTCCTCGGACCAGATAGCTTGGTTTGACTCAGAGATGAGTCAGGATGTTGATGTTCAGAATTATTGGACACAGCAGAAAGGCAGAGATCCTGAAAAGCGATCCACCTACCAGGTTGTCGATTCCTTGACGCTGGCGCTAGTCCCGAAAACGTTTAAATCGTTACGCGCAATCATGCCGAATACCACAATAGGCTCGTACATGAGCCAGGGTTTAGGCGCGATGATGCGAAAACGACTGAAACGGGAGGGCTATGATATTTCGACGCTTCAAATGCGTCATCAATCATTAGCCCGATCTGCTTCATGCACAGGTTTAAGTGCTACAACAGATCTGTCAAGTGCCTCAGATTCGATTACCGAGGCCTTGGTGAGACGACTTTTCCCACCTGATTGGGTTCAGATTCTTGAACTTTCTCGGATTAAGAAAGTTGTTCTACCCGATGATTCTGAGTGCAATTCTGTAACTTATTGCACAATGGGTATCGGGTACACATTCCCGCTTCAAACGTTGGTCTTCCTAGGCCTCTTAAAAGCAATTCAAGCGCTGCATTTTGAACGCTTGGATCGGCGAACAATTTCTGTTTACGGTGATGACATGATCTATGCCACCCGTATGCATGAATTTGTTGTTCGTCATTTTGAGGAAATTGGATTCGTGATTAATCTTGATAAGACCTTTCACGAAGGCAATTTTAGGGAGTCCTGTGGTGGAGATTATTACCACGGGGTGGACGTACGGCCATTCTCACCAAAGAGTGGCTCGGCATTACTAGGCAACAAAGCCTACGAAGCCATGCTCTACAAGTTCATCAACGGTCTGTTGATGCGCTGGAATGAGTATGAAATCAGTTGGACATTGCACTACCTAGCTCAGGAGGTTCAAAGGGTCGCAGCGAAAGTTAAGCTGGTCCCGGTGGATTTCCCTGATGACTCAGGGGTGAAGTGTTCGTCAGGCATGGTCTATAAGTTTTTAGACCATGTTCGTATCGCGAAACCAGTAAGTATTGGTCATGGCGTGTACCGATTTTCGTATCTCAGATTCATTACTGATCTACGAAAGGAGGAGCGTCATGAGCCGTACTATTGGTACACGTTACGTCGACGTGATGGTAATGATGATGATCGTAGTCTTTTCGATCATAGTCATCCATCAGAGTTGGTGATTCCTCCAACGTTTTGTCAATCTATTATTAATAGGTTGGCAGGCGTTGAAAAGGAAAGCGAATATCTTCTTATACAAAAAGAAGATATACCGATTAAGATGTTCCGAGGAATAACGGGACATCGCTTCCGCCGAAGTTCTACTTATGTGACGATCAGTCACACTGGTAGATACAAGCGTCAGTCTGGTACCTCATGTTTTGAGGACCGCAGAGTTGAAGCCTAACGGCGTTTTTCAACTAAAATCTTAGGGGGTGATACCCCGAAG